CATGGTACCCGTAGTGCTGGGCTGGGGCAAGGTAGAACTAGGACTGGGCTAACGGAACCGTTCTACTGTGTCGAGCGGTGCTAGCTCGAACACGACGCCGGGCGCGTTGACGGGCTCTACGTAGATCACGCGGCGAGGCAGTTTGCCGACCTCGAACTCATGAACAGTGCCGCCCGCGGTCTGGAGTCGGATCCAGTCGCCGACCCGGATGGTGCGGGCGGTGATCTTCGTCGCGGTCAGCTTCTTGGGCGCTTCCCGGGGGACGTCGTCGCTGGTCACCTCCCTGGCCAGCTCCTCCAGCGCTACCTGCCGCTTGTTCGTACGGATCGTGCGGGCTCCGCCCAGTACGGAGGCGACCTCTAGTTCGCTGACACTGCCAGTGGCGGCGGGTGTCAGGTCGTAGTGGTTGTGGTCGATGTTGTTCATGATCTTGCTCCTTCTTGGCTGGGGCGCACTGGCACGGTACGGGTGGTCAGTGGGCGGCGGTGCGGAGCGACTCGATCGCACGACCGGATTCGGTATCGAAAAGCTCTAGTACGTAGGTGGTGCCGGGCTCGCAGCCCAGGTCGGTCGCCGAGAGTTCGAGGGCATCCAGGGAAGTGCCGTCCCATTGATCGGTGCCATCGTCCAGGTGCTCGCCGGTGTCGGGGACTCGAATGCGGACTGTGATCATGATCGTGTTCCTCCTGCGGTTGTGGTTCACTGGGTTACCTGACCTCGGGCGTTGCGGGTTACCGAGGTGCCGTCGAGGTCAGCGCGCTGGCCCGCAGCGTAGCCTGCGCCCGCCCCGGTTCCGGTGGGAGATCGGCCCCGACCCTTGCGAAGGTTCGGGAACAGCTCGGTCATCGTCTTCTCGACCTGGGCTTTCCGGTCGACCAGAACCAGCGCGGTGCTGACTCCGGACGCCTGTTCACCAGCTGCGGTGGATGACTGTTCCGCCTTCTGCTCCGCGGCGAGCAGTCGCCGGTAGACCGCAGTGGCGAACCCATACAGCCAGGAGCGACGGTAGGCGGCGACCGATTCGTCGGAGAGCCGGTGTGGTCGGACCCGTGTCAGCTGAGTGGTGGCCTGCAGTAGCAGCGAGGTGTAGAGCAGTTCGGCCCGCTCGACATCCGACTGGTAACCGATGATCTCCATTGCTCTCGGCGAGGCGGTGGCGAGCACCTTGCCAGGAGATGGTCTGGCAGCGCAGTGGTACTGCGACAGAGCGCAGCAGGGTGGCCTTATCCGTGGCGTAGGGCTGATCTAGGTGGATACGCCGGTGGATAATCTCGTCCTTTTTTGTCCGGACGCGGCGAGTAGTGCTTCAAGTACGCAAGCTGCTTTTGGCTGGGGTCTTTGTGCTGGTAGAGGGCTTGCTGAGAGGGTTACAGGTACCATAGTACCCGTAGTCATTACTTCGTGCAACTCGTACTATTTTGAGAATAGTGTTTACGTTCAACGAACGCATAGGCGGTGAGTTTATCAAATGGGAGGTGTTGCGAGTACTAAACCGACGACGCTAACCACCGTTGAGCGTGAATCGATCGTTGTTGAGCGTCGTTCGAGTAACGTTCCGTTCCGGGTAATTGCCGCAGAGCTGGGTCTCAGTGTTGCGCGGGTGCACGGCATCTTCAAAGAAGCCTGCGACCGCATTCCCGCCGAGGCTGTACACACGGTGCGTGTGCAGTCCTCCGATCTATATGACCGCGCGGTCAATGACCTACTCAAGATCGCGGAGAACCCTCAGGTGTCGCCGCGTACTCGGGCCGAGGCATGGAACGCGATCCGCGGGTGGAACGAGTCCTTCCGCAAGCTGATGGGGGCCGACGCGCCTCAGCGCCGTGAGATCTCCGTGGTCAGCGGCGAGACGATCGATAACGCGATCATGGAGCTGACCAAGGAGATGGCGGCGATGGAAGCGCAGGCGCAGGCGGCCGGGATCACGGTGTTGGCCTAGCCTTCGCCAGCTCGCGGTACACCGTCGGGCGGCTGACCTGGAACATCTCGGCCAGCTCGGTGATGTTGTGCAGCCCGGACGCGTGCATCTGGAGCAGGCCAGCGCGCTGACCTGTGGTCAGTTTTGGCGGCTTGCCCTTCAGCTTGCCCTTCGCACGTGCGATCGCCATCCCCTCGCGGGTGCGCTGCCTGATCAGGCTGCCCTCGAACTCGGCGATCACCGCCAGGATCTGCAGGAACAGCTTCGCCATCGGGTCTTTCCAGTCGTAGGTGCTGGCACCAAGCGCGAACAGCACGCCGCGCTTGTCCAGCTCGCCGAGGATGTCGAGCGCGTCCGGCACGCTGCGCGCGAGCCGGTCCAGCTTGGTGACCACGAACGTGTCGCCCGCTCGGACCGCGGCAAGTGCCTGGTCGAGGCGGGGACGGTCGCGGTTCGTGCCGGTGCGCCCCTCATCGAGGTAGAGCCGGTCCGTGCCGACGCCGAGTGCTTCGAGCTGCTGACGCTGCGCGGTCACCTCCTGCTTGTCTGTGCTGCAACGTGCGTATCCGATCTTGGTCATGGCTGGGGTCCGTCCGTTTGAGGTACCTAACTGTTACATTGTCATCGTACAGGTCAATCGTACACCTGGCACCCATTCTGACCAGCGGAAACGATGTCATCGGACCTCGACGACATCGTCCGCTGGTCGTACGCTATTCGGACGCCCTGGACATAGTCTCGGTGAGCAGTACGGAGGTGAATCGGACGGCGTTCTCTGTGCCGCCGAACCACAGTCCGGCGATCTTCTCCGGGGCCCGCAGGAACGCGTCCCGCACGAATTCCATCTCGGGCGAGCTAGGGTGGCAGTAGTCCTGCGCGGTGCCTGCTACGTGTTTATGGCCAAGTTGCCGTGCGGTGAGCACTAGCCGCACTAGCGCATCACCGACCCTGGCTAGGTCGAGGTCGAGGAAGCGCACGTCAGGGTCTAGTTCACGTGTCATGATCGTTCCTTCTTTCTTGATCAACTTGAGGCGGGCCCGCCGGATGATGGGCACACCGTGTACGAACGAAGGCGACCGTTCGGCGCAAGATCACCGCCACGCGTGCATGAGTGGCGGCACGCGCAGACCGAGCACCTGGTAGGTCTTGCGGGTGGTTTGGCGACCACGGCCGTGTAGCTCTACCAGCCCGGCCGCGATCAGGTAAGGCTCGATGTCCTTGCGCAGCTCATCTGGGCTCATGCCCAGCGCGGTAGCGAGCGGGATCAACCCGATCGGACCACCCTTGAACTGCACCGCGAGCGCGCGTAGCACACGCCGGTCCCGTTCGTCAAGTCCGAAGGCATCGATGCCGGCGTACTCCAGGCCGTCGCGTGCCGTTTCCTCATCGATCGAGGTGGCGACCGCGTCGGCCAACTCTTCCGCGTACGCGCGCACCTTGCCCAGGTTCTTGATTGCCGTCCTGGGTGTGAACCGGCTCGCTTCCGCGATCACCAGCGCCGCATCGTCGGTCAGCGTGACCTCAGATTCGGACGCGTGCGACTGCAAGAGCAGTGCGAGATCCTCCTCGGCGTACCTGGTCAGGTGACCGGTGAGGTCGAATCGACCACGCAGGGGCGCGAGGATCTTGGCTGGTTCGGTGGTACCCGCAACCAGCGTGAACGGCGGTAGCGGTACTACCTGCGCGCCGTTGTCGCTGGATGTGACCACGTAGCCGTCCTCCATGGCGGTATAGAGGCCCTCCTGCACGGACTGCCTGAATCCGTGAATCTCGTCCAGGAAGAGCACATCGTTCGCCTGTAGCTGCGAGAACTGCACCGCCAGCTTGTCCGTGGTCGGGATCGCGTTCGGCATGACGGTAATGAGCCGCGAGGTGATTCCGCGCTCGATCAGCTCGCCGTGAATGGCGCGAGCGAACGATGTCTTGCCGTAGCCCGACGGACCGTCCAGTAGGACGTGACCGGGCGGGCGGCCGCGGCGTACACCGTAGTTGATATGCGTACGCAGTTGACTCGTGAGTTCCGGCTGACCGATGACATCGGCGAGCAGGGTGGGCCGGCGAGCATTGCTCTCCGGAATGGTGGGCTCATCGTCCACGGCGTGTAGGTGACGAGGCTTAGGAACCTCCTCACCCCGCGCCGCGGCAATGCGCGCGAATGGACTCGTCATGATCTTCCTTCTTGGCTGGGGCATTGGGCTGAACCGCCCGTGACCGGCAAGGACTAGCCTTGCCGGATGGCGCGTGGTTCACCTCCAGTATACCTCTGGTATTACGGTTTTGGTCGGTGTGGCAGGTGCGCTACCGACTCGACTTGCGCGACCCACGTTGCAGCCTGGACCACACTCGGAAGTTCGCCGAGTCGCCGCGCTGCTTCCCGGTACGCGTGCGCCAGCGCGGCGTATCGACGCTTGTTAGATAGGCTGCGGTCACGGTTGCCGTAGATCTCGCCTACCGCGATGTCGTGCGCGTGCCGGTCGATTACCACAGCGTCGGCATCCTCCGGGTCGACGATGCACCGAAAGAAGTTCCATGTCTTGGAATCGTCCGGTAGCACGTCGAGCGGGTCTTCTCCGAGCATGATGCGTTCGGCTTTGCCGACAGCGTCTTTGACCTGCCCACGTACCTCGCCCGAGGCGAACGCGCCCGCGGCGAGCTTGATGTTCGCCTGCCAGGCTTTCTGCGGCGAGAGCGCGGCGATGACGCCGGCCCCGGCACGCGTGTTGCCGTCGGCAACCATGGTGGCCACACCGTTTGCCACCTGGTACCACGTCCGGCCGCTGGTGAGCTGGGCCGGGGTTGCACGCAGCCACGCGGCGATGATGTTGGCCACGTAGCGCGCGTGCGTTGCGTCGTCGGCGGTCGTGGGAATCACGGCACTTGCCATGACTCGTCGATTTCCCATCCCTTGTTGGCAACGCTGACCTGTGTGCTCGGGGGGCATCCGTCGGTGGCTGTGACCGCCACCGGGTAGCGTGGTAGTGCGTTGCCGTAGAGCACCGCATCCTGTGCTGTGTCTTCGTCGTCGGCTTCGACTTCGACTATCACGGTTACCGTTGTGCTGATCTGTACCCCGTACTTCATGATCGTTCTCTCCCTTGGCTGGGGCGTATTGGGCTGAACCGCCCGTGACCGGCAGGGACTAGCCCTGCCGGATGGCGCGTGGTTCACCTCCAGTATAGCACGGGGTTAACTACAGGTTCATTTTAGCAGACCCTTAGTAACGCTGGTCAGCAGGGATAAGGTCGGCGGCGCGGCTGAGCACGCGGGCCCAGTAGACCAGGTCGTCGCCGGTGACTTCACCAGCCTCATACATTTCAGCGATCTCAGCGTCTGGCCACTCGTCCTTTACTTGCGAGAGATCACCGTTGTCACTGAGGAACGGGCTAGGTTGAAACTCAGCCTCAGCCGGCACGTATTCACCAGCCACGTAGAGTACGGTGCAGACACCGAAGTACGGGCTGAATACAGAAGCTTGGGCGTCGCCACCATCCCATTGCATGGCGATCAGGTTGCGGAGCGCGGATCGGCCGGTAGTGCTCATGATCGTTTCTCCTCGTTGGCTGGGTTTGTCCTGATCGGACACTGCGCCCAACGTGACCTAGTGGCCACGCTGAGCACCGAACTCGATCAGTCCTCCGTGTTCTCCTCGGCCGCCTCGGCTTCCTTGACGGCCACGCGGCGCGCGTAGTTCAGGCTGCCGCGGAGCTGCTCATCCTCGTTCCACACGGTCACCTCCACCGATCCGCCGTACTGGCGGTGGAGCTGGGCATCCTGTCCCTTGTACGCCGCCTTGAGTACCTGGACTAGCTTGTCCACGACGGTCAGCGCTCCCGCGTGCTCGATCACCTCGGATCGCAGCGCGATCGAGGCGACCGTGGTGCGTAGGTCGTAGCTCCGTAGCGCCTTGGTGGCCAGGGTGCGCAGAGCCGTGGTGTCCAGGGCTGCGATCTCGTCCTCGGTCACGGTGGTCAGGTTGAAGTCGGTCATGATCTCTCCTTGGCTGGGGGAGGGCTAAGTTGCCCGCAGCGCGGCAGGGTCGCATCCCCTGCCGGCCGCTGTGCTCTTAGAACTACCAACCGGTTTTGGTCGCGCAGATCGGCCCGATTCCCGCGGCGCGCGATGTCTCGTCGGTGAGCGTGCGTCCGCAGACACCACACGCTCCGATCTCGGTGCCGTACAGCTTGCTTGCCGCGGCGATGTCCTCGCTGATGCGGCCAAGGAGGGACTGCCGTTCGATCGTGCTACGGACCGGCCACTCGTCATCGCCAGCCTGGCGGGTGACGAACGTGTAGTGGGCCCACTGGCCCTTTGTCGGTCGGTCGACCCGGTAGAACCGGACCGTGTCGTCTGTGCGGAGCGCGTATCGGCCGGCGGGTACTTCGGGCCGGGCCGGCGCGTTCAGCACGGTATCGAGCGCCTGCCGCTTGTTGAGCTTCCAAGCGGGTTCGGAGAGAGGGGCCGCGGTGCTGGCCCTGCCGTAGTGGTTGCGTACTTCGGCAACCGTGGTGTGGGTGTGCGGGCCGGCGACGCCGGCCCGGCAAGTGATCGATGCCATTGGTTGATCCTTTTGACTGGGGCTGAATTACCCGCGGCGCGGCAGGGTCGCATTCCCTGCCGGCCGCTCGATGATTCAGTCAGGCTCGCGTGGCCCATTCAAGAGCGTTGAATATCGCGTTGAACACGGCCGCGAACGCGTGCTCGAACCGCATATCCGGGTGCGGCCAACTACCGCACGTGGGGCACCGGTCGTCGGTGTACTCGATCATCAGTACAGCGTCCCGGTCATGAGCCGGCTGTAGGCCGTGCCCTGGGTGTTCCCACCCTGCTCCGCGACTTCGGCGAGCACGGCCGCGGCGAACCACGCGGGCAGTTCGCGGTTGAGCCATGCGGGTAGTTGGGTGACGGGCATCGCGGGTTCGGGCGGCCGGGTGCGGCGGGTGAACAGTGTCATGATCTTCTTTCGTTGGCTGGGGCAGTGTTGGCCTGAGCGGCCACCAGCTACCCGCGTGTCACGCGCGGGCGCCGGAGTGCTGTTCAGGTGATCATTCTGGCATGCGCGTGAGCGCGGCCGTGTGATCATCCCGGTTACGGATTCGCGGCCCTGCGAGGACCTGGCGCCCTATGTGCCGACTGGCCTTCACCGCGCACCTCGATCTCTTTCAAGATCATCCCTGCCGGCGTTCCGGCGTGGTCGAGGGGACTCGCGGGTGGTTCCTTAGTCGGGCGAGCGACAGGACTGCTCCCTACGGGGCGGCCCGGTAGCGGGGATCGGTAGCGACATCGGCCCTCACGGGTGGGGCTTTCCGATCATGGAATTCTTGGTCTGGCGACCAGCGCCGGCCCGGTCACACTCCGGGCCCACGCAGGCGGTCAGTCCTGACCGAGCACGCGGCGGGTGATCTCGGCCTCTAGCTCGACCAGGGTGGCCGCCAGGTGGTCGGTGCCCGGCACGGTGAGGGCGACCTGATCGATGGCGTCGCCGAGGTCTTCGAGCTGGCGCACGGTGAGGGAGGAGAAGGGGGTCTCGGGGTGGCTGATCATCATAGAATGATCATACCACACGCCGGAGCAGATGTCAAGATCAACTGAGGAGTCCTCAGTGATCAACTCGGAGTTGATCACTCGCGCGTGAGCTGGTGCCGGCGGGGTGGTGGTGGTGGCTGCTTGGGGCATGGCCCCAGCCTACCGCACGGGGAGCTTGATCAGGTCACAGGATGGGCACGGTCAGGTCACGGTATGGTAAAGATCGACATGCACCCCCCTGCATGTTGATCACTAGCTTTAACAGGGCAAGGGTATTGGCAAAATCTCGTTTGTGCTGCTCAGGGCGTGTTTACGTTCAATTTTTGGAAAATTTTCGGGGGCTATTTGCCCACGTACGCCACCGCAAGATCAAATACGTGGGGGTTGTCTCTCCCGGCACCTAGCAGCTTGTTGCACCGTGCGCAGAGCAGTTCGCGGACGCGTCCTGATTCATGATCGTGATCGACGTGCTCGATGTCCTTCGCCAGACACAGCGCACATCGACCGTCTTGCCGTGCCGCCATTTCGTCGTAGTCCGTTAGCGAGAGCAACCCGGATCCGTGTGGGACGTGCCCCGGACAGCAGAACAGCGTGGGCTTCCCGGGGCGCGTCGCGGCCGTGATCGCGGTGCCGCACCAGCAGACCCACGGAACTGCCACGCGGGCTGCCTCCCAGAGCTGAGTAGCGCGTTGCCGGGTCACGCCAAGGCGTCGTCCCATCTCCTTGAAGGTCATTCCGTCGTTGCGCCATTCGACCAGTTGTAGGGTGCGCGCCGTGACTCCAGGTTGGGAGTCCATCGGGGCCCTCTCGCGGAGAGCTGCATACGGGTCCGGGGTACTGATTCTCAGTTCCTGGTGGTAGCGCAAGTAAACAGCCGCGGCGGTCAGCAGTTTTGGATCACGGTTGGCGTGCTCGACCATTAGATTACATGCCAGACACAGCAGTCCTTGGACTCGTTCAATCGTTGAGCAGTAATCAATACACAGTTCGCGGATGTCGTCCGGCCCACTACTACGGGCGGTTTCTGCTTCATTGCAGATCCCACACAAGTTACCATAAATTTGGGTCAGTTCTTCGCGCATTGCGCGGTGTTCGCGTAGTGCGCGCTCGTACTGGGCACGTTCTGGAGGCAGCGGAACCGGGGGACGTCTTGGGGCTCGTCGTGGGTGCTTCGGCTGGTAGGTCGACGCTCGATGCTCAGGTGAGCAGTACTTGGCTGGTCGGCCAGCACCAGAGCGCTCAGGGAGCACTACGCCGCACCAGCAAGTACGAGGCACCTCGTACACCCTACCGGCGAGCCCTCCGACGCTCCGCGAGCCGCTGGCCGCGCTTCACCGCGGCGGACGACGGCGGGTCGGCCTGAGCGAGGTCCATCTCCACCGGCTTCGGCGGTCGCCGGTTCGCCCAGCCGCACACACGGCTACATGTCGCCGGTCGGTGCGTGTAGCGGTTCCGCCAGAACAGCTCGCCGCAGACCGGGCACGGCACCCGCTCATCACGACGATGATCCGAATCACGGACTTGGTAGCGACAGCGCTCCGAGCAGAACTTCGCGTTGCCCGCCATGACCGGCGCGGAGAACTCGTTGTCGCAGAACGTGCAGGTCACAGTGACGTACCGGGCGTTCTCCCAGAGTTGCTTGCTGTGCGCGGAGTGCCAGGCCTGTCCTTCCGGGGACTGATGCCAGGCCGCGGCGTTGGTCCGAGCTTGTTCGAGTTGGGCGCGTTGCGCCGAGCTGCGTGTCATGCTCACAGTGTAGCACCCCGGATGGCAGTCTGACGCCGTGCCACTTCCACCGCTCCCGCCCGGTCCTTGACCCCGAGCTTGTGGTAGACGACCGACACCACGTTCGCCACCGCTCCGACGCTGATCTCCAGCCGAGCCGCGATGTCCTTGTTCGAAAGTCCGTCCTTGATCAGCGCGAGTACCTCGTTCTCCCGGGCGGTCAGCAACCCTCTCTTCCGGTACCGCTGACCGCAACTCGAACTACAGGTCGCGGGGGTGTACAGGTACTTGCGCTGCCAGAACTCGCGGCCACACACCGGGCACGGGACCTCCACCTCGTAGGCGTGCGTCGTCCTTCTCGCCGCCTGAGAACACTGTGGTGAGCAGTACCGGGCGTCACGCCGAACTCCCGGCGGAAGTTCGCGTGGGCAGTACGCGCAGGTACGGGGGCTGGGGTCTGTAGTAGTCATGGACTCATCATACCACGTCACCGTCGATTCGAGTAGTACGCCTGAGGCCGCGGCGGTTCGGGCGGCGGTGGACGTCGCGGCGGGGCCGGCAGTGGCTTTCGCCGGTACGACACCCACCGCCAGATGGCGACGCCCAGCATGGCGACGCCCAGCGCACTGAAGACGATCACTAACGTGAGCTGGAGTCGCAGGTGCAGCGCTATACCCGCGAGGAGCATGCCGACGACGAACGTCAGGCCGAGCGTCCAGCCGAGGCCGATCGGTTCCTGTGGCGTCGGCCGGCGACGGTAGCCGCACGCGCGTCGGTAGTAGCGACGTCGCGGCAGACATGCGCGGATGATGAAGCCGATCATGACGCCCGCTCGCGGTCGGTCGGTACAACCCCATCGTCCAGCGGCGCCGACAGTATTGCCGCGACCTCATCGAGGGTCAGCCCCTCGCCGTGCGCGAACGCGAGCCGGACAGCTTCGTCGGTGGCGCCGGGCGCCGGGTTGTCGTAGGTGTCGGTGACCAGCAGCCAGCGGTTGTAGTCGAACGCCGCCGGGTCGCGCCGGTTGGACTTGATCAGTCGCTGGCCGCGGCGAGCGGCCTGACGACGCCGCAGGTTTTCAAGGACCTTGTCCGCGTTGTTCATGGTCATGCTCGAACTATACCACAGCTATACCCGGGAGGAGCTGAACCGTGCCGAAGAACGATCCGCCGCTGGTCGAAGCTCCCTTGGAGAAACTCCAGATGCTCGCGGAGCTACGCGCGCGACACGCCGAGATTCAGCGTCAGCTTGCCAGGCATTCGCCGCCCCGTCCTCGTCCCTGGCACGACATCGCGCGTCCCGAGCAGCTGATTCCCAAAGACGGCGAACATTCCGTGCATCTCTACCTCTCAGGACGTGGTTGGGGAAAAGTTCAACGGGGTCGAATTGGATCGCCGAACAGGCGGCCATTCACCCCGACACTGAATGGGCGGTGATCGCGCCGACCTGGCGGGACTGCCGCAAGGTGTGTATCGAGGGTCAGTCTGGCATTCTTCGCGCGTTGCTGCCCGGTGAACTGGAGTCTTGCAACGCCAGCGATCTGACTGTGCGGCTCACGAACGGCAGCCGCATCTACGGTTACTCGGCTGACCGCCCCGATCGACTGCGAGGCGCGAACCTTTCCGGTGCGTGGTGCGTGGCGAAGGGTACTCCTGTCGTCACGACACGGGGCGAGCTGCCCATCGAGTGTGTCCGCGTCAGTGATCGGGTGGCTACCAGCAAGGGATGGCGTCGAGTCAGTGCCGTGCGCCGTACCGGAGTAGATCGCCCCACTCTGGCCATCACCACGACCGTGGGTGTCCTGCGCTGCACCCCGGATCACCGCATCGCCCTTGGCGAAGATGAGTGGGCCGAGGCGAGGTCAATCAAGCCAGGCGATACGCTGGTTGGATGCTCCCTGACCCCACCCCTGGACCTCCAGCCTGGTTCGAGTTCAACGGGCACCGTTACTACCGGAACGCCCGCGTTCGGTACTATTACGACCCCACCGGCAACCTGCTGCACCTCGTCGTCTGGGTCGCCGCGCACGGTCCGATTCCGCCGGGCCACGAGGTTCATCACCGAGATCACGACCGGGGTCACAACGCTCTGGCGAACCTGGAACTTCTCACTGAAGACGAGCACCGGGAACTCCACGCCGCCGAGCAGCGGCTACCACCTCTTCCCGCTCGACCATGTGCGACGTGCGGCAAGGAGTTCACTCCGCGGGCCGCGGCTCCCCATGTTCTGTGCTGTTCACCTTCCTGCGGTGCTAAGAAGGCCGCGCGGACGCGTGCCGAGCGAGGAGGCTATGCCCGGCGCCGGACACGCGAGGTGGCCTGCAAACAGTGCGGTGAGTCCTTTCGTACCTCTGCCTGCAATGCTGCCTGTTGCTCAGACGAGTGCAGAAAAGCACGACTCAAAGCTCGCAATTCCGGAGACCCGAGCTACAACCCTGGTCGGTACCGGCAGCCCGTTGTCAAGTCATGCCCGGTATGCGGTACCGAGTTCGAGAGTAAGCACCACGGATTCGGGTTATGCAGCGAGGAATGCCGACGTATCCGTAACGCGGAGTGGAACCGGAAGAACTGGGAAGGTCGCGAGCCAACCGAGTATACCTGCCAGCACTGTGGTAACCAGTTCGAGTCCCGGGCAACCACCGCGAGCTACTGTTCCAAGTCCTGTCGCACTCGCGCCCGTCGTGCTCGAAGTCGCGCCGAGCTTGGACTTTGACGTCTATGATCTGACGGTCGAGGCCGCGCATGAGTTCTACGCGGGCGGCGTGCTTGTTCATAACTGCGACGAGTTAGCGTCGATGGTCCACGCCGAGGACATGTGGGGCGAGTCCCTCATGCCGGCGCTGCGGATCGGGGAGCGGCCCCAGGTGGTGGTGACGACGACGCCGCGGCCGATCAAGTTGCTGCGTGAGCTGCTCGCCCGTACCGATGGCAGCGTGCGGGTGGTCCGGGGCAGCACCTGGGACAACGCCGAGAACCTCTCGAAGGTGGCACTCGCGGAGCTGCGGGCCCGCTACGAGGGCACCCGGATGGGTCGCCAGGAGCTGGAAGGCGAGCTGCTGGAGGACGTCGAGGGCGCGCTGTGGAACCGGGACCTGCTCGACAGTACCCGGGTGGATAAGGCGCCGAGCCTCGTGCGAATCGTGATCGGCATCGACCCCGCGACTACCAGCGGCGAGAAGAGCGATTTCACCGGCATCGTGGTGGCGGGTCGTAGTGCCGAGGGGCACTTTTACGTGCTTCAGGACGCGACCATGAAGGGTACCCCGCGCAGCTGTATGTCGAAGGCGGTCAGCCTGTTCCGGGATTGGCACGCCGACCGGATTATCGGCGAGGTCAACAATGGCGGTGACTACATCGAGTCGGTGCTGCGGACCGTCGACCCGAATGTGCCGTATAAGAGTGTTCGAGCTACGCGCGGCAAGCTGGTGCGCGCGGAACCGGTTTCGGCACTCTGGGAACAGGGCCGTGGCCATATCGTCGGGTCGATACCTCAGCTAGAGGATCAGATGTGTTCGTTCGTCCAGGACAGCACCGAAAGCCCAGATGGGTTAGATGCCTGCGTCTGGGCGGCCACTGAGTTGAGTATGGGTACCTCCGCATTAATCTATCTAAACGCGATTTCGATCGAGTGCCTCAAGTGCGAGCAGGTGAACCGCAAGTCCTCGACCGTCTGTAAGGGCTGCGGTGCTCCGTTGGCGGAGGCCGGGTAACTACCAAGGTGTGGCCGATCCGCGGGTAAGGGCGACAACCGGGCGGGCACCAGTGGTGATCCCGCCACCGTGGTTTCACAGCAGAGAGCGGATGGTCCCGGTCGCCGCCACGCCGTAGTCCATTAAGAGGGGGTATACCACGTGTCTCGTCGCCGTCGTCGCCCTCTGCCTCAGTCCCAGTCGCCGGGGCAAGATGTTCGGGACATCGTCCGGGAAGAGATCACGAAGGCCCTCACGCTGCCGCCCGGCACCCAGACCAACCAGGTCACCGCCGGCTACCTGCAGGCCCTGCAGCAGCGTGGCCTGGTGCGCCCGAGCAACTCCGTCGCGCTCAACCGCGACCCGCTCGATAACGTCAGCTTCGGGCCGGGCGAGCCGTTGTTCCCGGCCCCGATCGATCCGACGCTACCCAGCGGTAGGCCAGCTCCCCGGCGCTGGGAATACCCGGTCAGCTGGAATCTGCAGACTACCCGTACCCGCGCGACGCCCTGGTCGGTGCTGCGTGACGCGGCCGACCAGGTGTCGATCATGCGGGCTTGCATCGAGGTGAACAAGGCCGCGATGACCGGGTTGGAGTGGAGCTTCGGAGTCAACTCGGCGCGCGCTCGGCATCTGGCGCGTCAGCGGGGTACCTCCGATCAGGCGATGACGTCGGAACTGCAGGATAAGCACGCCGACGACATCGAGCGGCTGCATGACTGGTGGACGAAGCCCGACCGGATCAATAACTGGACGTTCAGCGAGTGGCTCGGAGCACTGTTGGAGGACCAGCAAGTCCTTGATGCGGTCGCGGTTTACCCGCACATGCAAATGAATGGGGACCTTCATTCGTTGGAATTGTTGGATGCATCGTGCTACTCGGACGACACCGAGGTACTGACTCGACGTGGCTGGTTGAAGTTTTTTGAGGCCAATATCAAGACCGACTGGTTCGCCACTCGCAATCCGAAGACCAAGGAGTTCGAGTGGCAGCAGGCCACTTACTACCACCGCGCCCCATTCAAGGGCGAGATGTGCCATTTCCGCTCTCGTTCAATGGACGTGTTGGTCACCCCAAATCACCGAATGGTGATTGAGGGGCTGCCGCGTGCGCTGGGCGGTTCCCGTCACCGGGAGCGGGGGGAGGTCATCGTTACCGCGGGTGAGCTGTCTGAACTTGGTGAGGGGCGCCTCGGTCGTCGCATCCCCATGACCTCCCGGTGGGAGGCCGCGGACTTGGATCGCTTCGAGTTGCCTGGGGGGTGCGGTTGCACGCGATGCCTGGCGGGCGACGCGCGGCACACCACCGCGATGTCATTTGCCTGTTCTGGGGATGACTTCGCCGCGTTCATGGGTATGTACTTGTCCGAGGGCTGTTTCACTGGTGGCGACCAGGTCGCTATCACACAGGATCCGAAATCCAAGGGATTCCTCCCATTCCGGGAGTTGCTGGAGCGAATCTTCGGCCGCAAGGTTTGCCACACCGGCAAGAGCTTCATTGTCGGGCGCAAGGTGCTGCACGACTACCTGGCTCAGTTCGGCAAGGCGCACGAGAAGTACGTGCCGGAGATCGTTAAAGGAATGTCGGCGCGCCAGCTTGGCATCTTCTGGCGGTTCTACATGCTCGGCGACGGTCATTATGGCGTGACTGAGACCATTTCCACAGTCAGCCCGCACATGGCCGATGATCTCCAGGAGATCGCCCAGAAGATTGGCCGTTCGGCGAGTGTCCGTAGCGGCCAGGACACCGCAGACACCGTCATGCCCGGCGGCCGTGTTATCAAGGCCGTGAATAAACGTCGTCGCTACACCGTGGCGTTGTCGCGTAGCGAGTACCGAACTTGGCAGGTTGAGCGCGTTCCATATGATGGCGTTGTTTTCTGCGTCAGCGTGCCCAATGAGGTACTTTATGTGCGTCGCAATGGTAAGCCTGCCTGGTGTGGGAATACAATTAAGCCCCTGCTTGATCACCGAGGCGCGACTCCGCAGCCTCCATTGGCGAGTTACCAACAAATCCTATTCGGATTTCCGCGTGGAGAATTTTCCCAGAGCCCGCCGGAGCATGTCGACGCGGAGTTCACCTCGGCGATCTACGGCAACGTCACCGGTCCGGCCGCGGACACCGACACCCTTATCTACAAGGTGCGAAACCGACGTACTCGGTCGCCTTACGGATTCAGCAACGTAGAGCAGGCGCTCGCCGACATCGATCTGTGGCTGAAGAGATTTGACTGGCTGCGTAGCGAGTATTCCGCGGGCGTCACGCCCGAGATGCTGGTAATGGTCGACACCACGATGACGCCGGAGCAGCTGCGGCAATACGAAGCGGTGTTCAACGACGATCTGTCCGGCCGCACCGCCGAGCGGCATCGTGCGCGCTTTCTGCCGGCCGGATTTAATGCCGAATACCCGCACAGCCACGAGGCGAAGTTCACGAGTGATTTCGACCTGCACTTGGTGCGGTTGATTTGCGCGGCGTTCGAGGTGCTGCCCACCAGCCTTGGATTCACTCCGAACCACGGCATGGGCGGCATGGGCGGCCAATCTATGCAGCAGGCCGAGATGGACAGCCAGATGCGTCGCGGTACCAAGCCGACCGCGCAGTGGATCATTGACTTGGTCAACGAGGTGTCGACGAACTACCTGCATATGCCGCCCGAGATCACCTTCCGATTCCACGGTCTTGATGACGAGAACGAGGAACGGGAGGCGAACTTGCTCACCGGCTTTATCGGGTCCGGTTTGCAAACGTTGAATGAGGGCCGCGATCAGCTGAATCTGCCGCGGTATGAGTTCCCGGAGGCGAACCAGCCCTATCTCGCCACGCCTACCGGTCCGGCGTTCTTGAATGTCGAGGTGCAACCGGTCGGCATGCCTGGAAACCTGCCCACCGCCGCGCAGAACCAGCCCGGTTACCGGCCGGAGCCGCCGGCGCCCGGGTCGAAGAAGCCGAGCGACGCAAAACCCCAGATCATGGACACCAGCGACGGCCGTATCGCGGAGCGTAAGAAGTTCCTCACGTTCGCCAAGCGCCGCGACACCGAGTGGCGCGACTTCGCGTTCAAGTGCTTCTCGCCGGAGGTCGCGGCCGCGGCCAACCGGCTGGCCGCGGCCGGGGACATCGACGCGTGTAAGGCGCTGTTCGAGCTGTACGACGGGGGGTAGTTCATGGACGCGACCGTGCGGGCGCTCATGGCCGTCGCGCGGGCTAAGGCCGCTTCCGTTTCCGCCGACCTGCGCAAGGCCTATCAACGTAACCTCCTCGGTGACGAAGCTCGGGCACTCAAGGCGCTCACCGACTGGTTCGCCTCCAAGACCGCGATCGGGGCCACCGCGCTACCGGACGACCTTATCGAGGAGTTGGTCGCGCTCGGGGTGGGGCGCGAGGCCGCGATCACGGTCGGCGCGATGGTGCTGGCGAAGCCGATGACTGGCCGCAGTCGCCACGGTGCTCCCGCGCCGTTCGAGGGCATGCCCGCGATGCGCCGGGTGGCGGGAGAAGAGCCCGGCATGCGGGCGGCGTATGTGTTGGCCGCCGCGCGTCGGCTGACCACCGCATTGATCGCCGCGGTGACCGAGGACGGCGCGTACGACCGTGCGCTGAAGCGTGAACGTCGCTACCTCGATATGCATGTGGCCGCGGGGCGCAACCGTCGCCGGGCAGCGCGCGCGGTCGATGAGGTGACCGAGGAGAACGGGCCGTTACTGGCTTGGAGAACTCAGGGCGACAGCCGTGTTGAGGCTGCCTGCGCGATGTTGGAGGGGCGGTTGTTCACCGCCGACAACCCGCCGGACGGGACCTATCCAGGGGCGGCGCATCCGAGGTGCCGCTGCTACGCGCAGAGCTGGGGTAGCCCGCTGTTCACCTAGCGCGAACAAGATGACTAAAAGGGGACGACTCCGACATGGACCTCACTTCGACGTTCGCGCCGATCACCAAGACCGCCGAACAGGGTGATGGGAGCCTCCTTGTCTATGGCAAGGCCACCGATGACAGCCTCGACCTCGATGAGCAGCGCTGCGACGCCGCGTGGCTGAAGACCGCCATGCCGCAGTGGTTCGATTCGGGCCGAGGTGTGGGCGGGAATATCCGCGAGCAGCATCGTGCTGACAGCGCGATCGGCAAGGCGATCGAGCACGAGGCCGCGGAGGATGGCCACTACATCACCGCGCGGATCGTCGACCCGCTCGCCATCGCCAAGACGCGGGCCGGCATCTTCACCGGGTTCAGCATCGGTATCCGCAAGCCGAAGATCGTCAAGAGTGACCTCGCCCGCAACGGCCTGATTAAGGGCGGCACCATTACTGAGGTCAGCCTGGTCGATCGGCCCGCGAACTCGAACGCGATCCTGACGCTCTGCAAGTCCGCGAAGGAGGGCTGGCACGGCTCGCCTGGCGACCTGGATGAGGAACGTGGCCTTGTCCGTTGCGAGGAACTGCTGGTCGACGAGGAGGCGCTCGCTAAGGCCGCGCAGGTGGACACCATCAAAGTCACCAACGTTGAACGGCTCGATGCTCCAGCTCCGGGCCAGAAGTGCGGCGACTGCGGCGAGGGCGGCCACCTTACCTGCGGTTGGGCCGCGGAGTTCGACCGCGCGAAGGCGATCGAGCTGGTGGAGAGCATTACCAAGGCCGCCGACGGGCTCGGCCAGGATGAGTCCGGTGACATCAGCGGTGCCGATCAGGCTATCGCCACCATCGCGCGGCTGATCATTTCAGAGGCGCAAGGCCTCGCCAAGATGCCCAGCCAGGACTGCGACATTCATCTGCTGATGTCCGCGGTGGATGCGCTGCGTTACTTCTCTCGCCGAGAACGCGCTGAGCAGGATGGTGTCGACCCGGACAGCGCGTCGCTACAGCTGGCCGCGGACGTGGACATCGCGAAGGGCAAGTATTCGGCCGAGGAATTGCGTTCGATGCTCGGCCGCGGCCAAGCGTTCCGCAACGCCAACGGCCAGCCCTCCTACCCCATCGGCGACAAGGAAGACCTCTTTAACGCGATCCATGCGGTTGGCCGTGGCGGTGCCAGCCACGATGCGATCCGTGCCTATATCATTCGCCGGGCCAAGGCGCTCGGTGCATCCGACATGATCCCGGACAACTGGTCGTCGTCCGGTTCGAACAAGGCCGTGGACTCCGAGGTCATGGCCGAGGAAGGGAAACAGACGATGACCCAGAAGACCGAGACCAGTAACGCTGGCAATGTGACGGTGACCGTCAATGACGACAAGCTCGACGAGACTGTCGGGAAGGCTGTCGATGAGGCGCTAGGAGACGTCGCCAAGGCGTTGAACGAGACCGCGTCTACCGACAAGGCTGAGGACACCGATGCCGAGAAGTCGGACGAGGTTACTGACACCGACAAGTCCGCCGACGCGGACATTGACATGTCCGGCGCGGCACACAACACCACCAAGGCGGCGGGCATCGATCCCGTCACCGACCCAGACTCCCTGATCAAGGCGTTCACGGGCGCCTTCGAGAAGGAAGATTCACCGCTACGCAAGATGTTCGTGGACATCGTGGAGGCGTCGACAGAGATCACCGCAAAGTCGCTCAGTGAACTGGGCGAGCGGCTGGTAAAGGTCGAGCAGATGGCCACTCCTGGAGGTCCGGCCTTGCGCCGGACCGAGGCCGAGCGGGTTAATGCCCGTAGGTCCGATCTGCTGGAGCAGTCGGCGCGCTACAAGGTGCTGGCTTCCAAGGCTGAGGACCCGGACCTGCGCAAGGGCTATACGCAGAAGGCCGTTCAGATTGACGCCGAAATCAAGGCCCTGTAACACCCCACGATCTATCCGCTACCCCTGAGCCACGAGCCGGGGGTTTTCTTGTGAGGACAGGATAATGCCCGTACCCAAGGTCGCTGACATGTTTGGCGACGCCGAAAGTTCGGTGGAGATCACCGAGCGTTTCGAAGCGTATAAGGATGGACTGAAAAAGTCCGCCGAGAATCCGCTGCCCGCCCCAGGCGTGCCCACCCTGGAGGGTGCGGAGGTCAACCCGATCGTCGAGCTGCAGAAGTCGCTCGGCACCGACATCGTGCAGAAGGCGCTCTCGCCCGAGCTGCTGGAGTCGGTGCGTACTTCGCTGGCCGGTACAGATATCGGCAAGGACATCCTCGTTGGCAGTGGTGGTGCCCTTGGTGGTACCGGTGGTTTGCAGGCTTACGACCTTGAAGCGCCCGCTAAGCTGCTCGCGCCGCGGCCTACCCCGCTGCGTAACCGCATCGCCCGCCGTAAGGGTGTCGGTACGGCGCACCAGTATAAAAGAATCACAGGGTTCACTGGTAGCGGTACCGGGGGCCTTTCCCTGATGCGGCCCGGCATTACTGAGACCTCGACTACCACGTTCGGTGCGATTAACTACCTGCGTGGTCCGAAGATCAGCTACGCCGGTGACCAGGCGTCCGTTCCTTATCTGCAGTTCGGTGTGTCGGATCAGGTTTCGTGGGCTGCGCAGTTCTCCGGCCAGGGCTACCAAGATATTCGCCAGCTGTCCCAGACCTCTGTCTTGTGGAGCAGCATGTTGCTGGAGGAGCGCATGCTCCTTGGAGGGCGAGGTACCGTTTCCGGCTTCGCGGGCGCGCTGACCGCTCCGACTGGCGTTACCGCCCCGATCGCGGTGGTGGGCACGACTGGCTACGCGCCAATTACCGGCTACACCACGAACATCTACGTGCGGGTGACCGCCGAGTCCGTCTGGGGCGAGTCTGCTTCCTCGTCCGCGACCACCGTGGTTGCCGCGGCCGGCAGCTACGTGTCGGTTACCGCCACGCTGCCGGCTGGCGCGACTGGGATGAAGGTGTACCTCGGAACTGGTGCTTCGGACCCGGGCCTTTCCGCCAGCTGGTTCGCTGGCCGCACCTCTGGCGGTGCGTTTATCGTGCAGGGTGCGCTTCCGACGTCCGGCTCTGTCCCGTCTGCCTCTGACTCCTCGGGCTCCGCGCTGGATTACGACGGGATCCTGACGTACTGCACGGGTGCGAACTCGGGCTACGTCAAGAACATCTCCGCCATTCCCAACCAGCCCACGGGCGGGATCAACGGTGGGCTGAACGTCGCCAACCCGGGGGCGGAGTTCTTCTCGGCCTTCGCTTCCTTGTACGATAGTGTCAAGGCAGATCCTGATGAGATTCTAGCCAACGGAAATGACCGTAAGCAGCTCAGTGATCTACTCAAGACCTCTGCTTCCTCGAACTACCAGATCAGCCTGATCGACGGGTCTGGTACTGAGGGTGCGCACGAGGCTCACCTGGGCGCGTTGGTGACCGGTCTCCAGAACGAGGTCACGGGAAAAATGGTGCCGGTTACGGTCCATCCATGGTTGCCTCAGGGGAACATGCCGATCATTTCTTGGACATTGCCGATGCCGGACTCGAACATCTCGGATGTATTCGCGGTGTACAACGTCCAGGACTACATGGCGATCCAGTGGCCCGTGACGCAGTTCGCCTACGAGACGTCGAGTTACTGGTACGGATGTGCGGTCTGTTATGCCCCCGGTTGGTGTGGCGCGATCACAGGTGTTACCAAGGTGTAGGCGCCGAAGCCTAGCCAGCTGGTGTTCTGGCAGGGCGTGTACTGGTTCTGGTCTACGTCATGGTACCGTACCATACATGACCAAACCATCAGGCCTGTGTAGTTGCGGCTGCGGAGGTAAGACCAAGATCGCCACGAAGACCTCAACCCGGGATGGGTGGGTCAAGGGCGAGCCCCGGCCTTACCTCCGCGGCCACGCGGCGTGGAAGGATCATGGACCTCGCTGGATCGAGGGACCTGTGCCTGTTGATCGACCAGACCTTGGTCCGTGCTGGATCTGGCAGCGCACGCTCAGTAAGAATGGTTACGCGGTCGGAGGTTTCGTCAAGTACGGTTACCCGCCAGGCAGTCGCCTTGCGGGCCGGGCTTTGTACGAGATCAACATTGGTCCAATTCCCGATGGCATGGAGCTAGACCATCTGTGTTTTACTCCTGCCTGCGTGCGCTGGGAAGCAGCCTTAGGTGCACCTAGTGGGCACTTGGAAGTTGTGACTCCAGCGGAGAATCTTGCTCGACGTAGAACAACGAACCAGAAGCTCTACAATCCACAGCTGGCCTATGCTCTGGTGCTGCGAGCGAAAGGCATGCGTTGGCGAGCGATCGCGGACGAACTGGGCGTAACCCACCCGCCGCTCATCAACCGGCTGAAGAAGTATTGTGCGGTTAACGGCCTAGAGTATCCGGCGTCGGAGTCAACTCGACCGAGGTTATAACAAGTCAACAGAACCACCGAAAAGGGCATCCGAACACCATCGGATGCCCTTTTCTCATGCCCATCGAAAGGTCATCTATGCCTGAGACGCCAGTTAGGCGCGGACCTGGTCGGCCTCGGAAGGTACAGGAGACCGAGCCGGAGCCGGAGGTCAAGTCCGATCCCGACGACCCGCGCATCGGCAAGAAGTGCCCAGAGGACTGGAGTGGTGTCGGCTATGACGACGGCACTACCTACCGCTGCGAGAACGGCGTGATCGTGGAGAGGCTGGACCTCTGATGCCCCGACTACTTTCCCCCGATGACGGATGCATCTCGGTTAAGGTGCCCACCGTTCGCGGTGCTCGCCAGTACGACGGCAGGACCATCGAGGTGACCGACCCGGTGCATGTTCGCATGCTCAAGCAGGTCGGGTACGTACAAGCCGACACCTCCGGCGTTCGTTCGTACCCGGGTGGGTTTGTCTGCACCGCGTGTGGATTCAAGGCGTTCTTCAACCGCTGCGGCCGCTGTGGCGGAGACTGCGAGAAGGAGTAATAGCCATGGCAACAGAGTTTCTGGCCGTCCCGGACATCAAGCGGTATTCGTTCACACAATATCCGGCGGCGGCGCGTACCGTCACCGACGGTGTTACCACCAACGCCTCCACGTCGGTTACCTCGGCGACGGCCGCGTTCACGGCGCTGGATGTGGGGGCCACGATCGCCGGTACCGGCATCCCTGGCGGCACGACCATTGCGTCGGTCACCAACGCCACCACTGTGGTGACCTCGGCCGCCTCGACGGCCACTGGGTCTAGCCTCTCGCTGACGATTACGCGGACAAATCCGAATGCGATTTCCGCGTTCCAGACCGCTTATCAGGCTGACATCAGCGTGCTGGCCACTACCCAGGCGCTGTACACCACCGCCGTGCCCACCGTCGCCGTCGTGATCACCCCCAGCAGTGGCCCGGTGTTGTCGGTGAACCCGACCGACTGGCTGGGCTACAACTACGGCATCTGGCAGGTTGTCCCGGTTGGTTCAATGGGGCGCACCGTCACCGACGGTGCCACCACCAGCGCCTCGACCACGATTACCTCGGCCACCGCGGCCTTCGCGGCCGGTGACGTGGGCGCGAACATCTCCGGATCGGGTATCCCGATCAGTACGACCATCGCGTCGGTGACTAACGGCACCACGGTGGTGGCCTCCCGCGCGGCAACCGCCACCGCGTCGAGCGTGGCGATGACGATTACTCGAACGACCGCGCTGTATACGCCCGACGTTATCTGACGCGATTTCCAATCCTCCGGGCATACGTCTGCTTCTGGCCAGCGCTGTTCCGCTATTGTAGGGGGGTTGGTTTGATGCCCAGCAGCGTCGTCAGCACTATGGGTACGCTGGTTCCCTATATTACGGTGGATGAGTTAAAGCGGTCCCCGATTTATACGCAGTTGCGGAAATTGGTGCCGGGTAACTCGCAAGCTGATAACGACGCGGAGCTGGGTCGGATTATTCAGCGGGCTTCCGCGCTCATCAACGGGGAGTGCCGCCAGAACCTCGCGGCGACCGTGGACCATGAGGTTGGCCGGGTGACCGTGTCGGATTTCGGTGAGCTGCGCATCCACACCCGCAACAGCCCGATTGTCTCGGTGTCGTCGGTGATGGTGGGGCCTGATCCTTACAGTTTGGCCGCGGTTGATTTGTCGTATGCGGTGTTGGACCCGTGGCGGATCACGATCCCGCGGGCCGCGTTGAATCAGTCGGCGTTGAATCTTCCGTCATGGGGCCGGTCTGGTCAGCAGTTGTGGGCGGACTGGACCTACATCAATGGCTTTCCGGTGACGACGTTGGCGTCGGCGGTCGCGGCGGGCGCCACAACAGTCACCGTGGTGAATGCCACGGGCATCGTGGCTGGCCAGACCTTGCTTACCGTCGAGGATGGTAAATGGCTGGAGTACGCCGTTCCCACCGCGGTGAGCGGGAATGTGCTCACCATCGCGCCCCTGGCGTACCCACATCAGGCTGGGGTGGGGGTGACGGCGCTTCCTGATGACATCAAAGAGGCGATGCTGTTGCTAATTTCACGGCTACATGACACATGGAGCCTGACGATGGGCGCGGTGAGTGTTGATGGGTCTGGTGCCCATCAAAATGTGCCGAGGCCGACGGTAATGTGTGACTGCGCCGTGATCCTCCAGCCGTATCGGCGGCAGTGGTGAGCTACAACGATGTCCGTCGGGCGCTCGGCGCGGCGGCGAAGGTGTACGAGCCTGACATCAACGTCTACTACTACACGCCCCGAACGTTGACGCCGCCCGCGGTAATCGTGCAACCCGCGCACCGGACGATCAGTTACTTGCAGGCCCAGTCCAGTCGTCTGGCGCAGTGGAATTTCATCATTCTAGTGATCATCGGGCAGGTGGATGAAATCGCTGCCCAGGAGCAGGCGGGTGAGCTGATTTCCCCTGGATCGCCGCTGATTCAGGCGTTTAACGACGTGAAGTTGAATGGGTACGTGCAGGTCACCGAGGGTTCGATCGCCGAGATGACGATCGGCGGCGGCGTCTACACCCACGTTCAGTTGTCCGTGACCGTCTGCTCCCCGTAAGACGCTCCAATTTTTCTTTTCGCTGTCCTCCTTCGTGGGGGCTGTTTTGTTGTTCCCCACCGACAAGGAAGGCGTGCTGTGGCAGGGAAACAGTACGAAGTGATTCGACCGTTTAGACGGACCGACCCGCGAACGGGCGTAGACACCATGTTTGAGGTAGGCGACGTGTATCCCGGGGCAGTCGATGCGGAGCCGTACCTACTGGATCCTGGGGGCCCCGACGGCAAAGGCCCATTAATCGCTGAGACGGCTACTCCCGTCACCGCTAGTGACTCCAGTCGTAAGGAGAAGTGATCATGGCCATTGACCTCAACCAGGTGACTGATGTTTTCCCCGCGTATAAGGCGCAGTGGGGCATCGAGCAGTTCCTCTTCGGGGCGCAGGGTAACGACATCGAACATGGCCGAAAGGCTGACAAGATCGATGGGTCCGGTTTCGGCACGCGCGTGCGGAACAGTCTGCCGGGTCTCCAGGACGGTACCTTGAAGATCAAGGGGCTGGCCGCGATGGAGAAAGGCGCCTTGTCTTACTGGGTGAACCAGTGGTTCGGGCGTAAGTCGCCGATTAATTCGTGGTTCGCGTTGCAGGGCATGGACCCGCTGTCTCCGATCACCATGCAGCCGTCGTCCATCATTGACTCCTCGATTTCGGCGAAGCTGAAGGACGCGGTCGACTTCAGCCTTGAGCTGGACGCTCGTGGTGCGTACAACGATGGCATCATCCTGTTGTCGCCGCAGAATCTGCTGCTCGGTGCTTCGGGAACTGGTTCGTTAGACGACAACACTCTTTACGGTGGCGCCACGACCACTGGTGGGGTTGGGCAGCTGCATGTGTGGGCGTTCGATGGCGGCACCAGCCCGTCGGTGACGGTGACCATTCAGCACAGTCCAGACGGCATTAGCTGGACAAACCTTATCTCGTTCGTCGCGCAGTCCACGCTTGGTTCGCAGCGCATTACGTTGCCGTCGACAACCACGATCAACACCAAGGTGCAGGCCATCTGGACGGCGACCGGTGCGCCGACCGATGTTCAGGTGTTGTGCGCTTTTGCCCGTGGCGTGAACCTCAACCTGTAACGAGGCTGTCATGGGGTCGTGGCAAGAGAGCGGCTGCAATATTTCGGTTGCTATCGCGCGGGAGACCCAGGCCCTCGTCGAGGAAATGCTCAGTCCGGAGTTTATCGAGCGTAATTGTCAGTGCAAGGTGATCAAGCATCCAGATTGTTGCGTGCTGTGCCGGGTCAATAATGATTGCGCGAAGATACCCATGCATATTCGCTGCCGATGCAGGCAACAGTTTGAATGCTAAACGAGGAGTTCTATGGTCAAGGCTAAGCAGGACGACGACGGCGACGAGCTTGATTTTGAGCTGGTCACCAACGCTCGAATGCTGGCGCCCGCGCCTTCGCTGCGGCACGAGAAGGTAATCCTGAAGGAGTGGCTCACTACTTCAGGAAAACCGGCGTGCTTCCTGGTATGGGAGCAGACGGCGGCTGACTACGCCGAATTCCTTGAGTCCGGTCGGGTGTACAAAGACGGCGTTCTGCGACGTTACGACACTAAGGATGAGGATTTCCGGTTCCTGTCGTATGTCATCCGCGACTCGCACAACAACAGGTTGTGGCATTCGTTTGAGGCGGCAAAGCTCCAGCTCGGGGCGATCGGTAAGTCCAGCTTGGGTGTGTTGATGGCCGCCGCCAATCGCGTTAACAATGAACGTCCCGGTAGCGCTGAGGGAAACTCCGAAACAACCCCGAGCGACTCCTAGCACTGGATTTGGCGTTCGCTTGGGGATTCCCGGATGTGGATGCCCTGTTGCGTTCGATGAGCCGGTCGCAGTGGTTGGAGTGGTTGGAGTGGATGGCGCTACGGGGTCCGATCGGGGGTTCCCGTACTGACTTCTATACCTCGTATCTGGCGATGCATATGGGCGCTCAACAGGGGAAAGAGGTGTCGCTCCGCCAGTACTCGATGCCGTGGGTGCGGCTGGACGATCTGGAGCAGGTTTGAGGTAGGGGGCAACCATGGTCGCGTCGGCTAATCAGCTGCACGTCGAAATCACGGCGGACTGCACCAACGCCGTTGAGAAGCTGGAAGCGACCAAGTCCGCGATCCGCGCCCTCAATGGTGAAAGCGCCGCCATTTCGGTGGACATGCGGGGGGCGCAAGACGCCGCCGACAGCATGGACAGTGTGCGTCAGGCTCGGGAACGTGCCGGCGGTACCGTCAAGCTCGGTGTTGATTCCGAGGGCATGGATGAGGCGCAGCAGAAGCTGGGCGCCTACCGCAACCAGGTTCAGGGCCTCACCAGGGACCTGGAACCCCTGGGTAAGACCGACCTTGCCGTCACGGTGGACAGCGGTTCGCTGCGCCGCGTGTCCGACGACATGGGTGACTTCAGCCGTCAGGCGGAGCGTAGCCGGACCGCTGTGCGGGGTATGGCGGATGCGGTCGGCGCGGCCGGTGACCGTAATGATGAGTATGCGCGGTCGGCGCGGGCGGTTGAACAAAGCACGAGGGCGTTGACGTCCGCTAACTCGGAGGCCGAGCGTAGTTTTACCGGGGTTGGGGACCGTGCCGGCGCCGCGACTTCCCGGGTTTCCGCCCACGAGCAGGCGATGAGCCGCCTCGGTGCCGCGAGCGTGCATAGCGCCGGGCAAATGGAGGCCAGCTCCGGCGGGGTCGCCACGATGACCCGCGAACTCGAACAGTACGGCGCCGCGGCCCGGCAGGCTACCGCGGACGCCGAGAGGTTCGCGTCGGCTGTTCCGAGTGGTGGTACTCCCCCGTCCGTTGCTGGGGCGACGGGCGCCCGGAGTGAGCAGCCGGGTGCTCCACGACCTGGTACGGGCGGTGGTGGGCCGCCAAAGACACCTCCGCCGCCCAAGGGCTATGGTGGAAGCGGCGCGGGTGGTGACGAGGGCGAAGACCCCTTGGAGCGGTTGTTCCAGGAACCTGCCCGCGAGCCATCCCCTGGGGCTGAGCGTGCGCGGGCTGAGGCCACCGAGCAGGCGCGGACGGAGAAGCTAGCCCGGGACAAGGGCTCCGGTATGAAGGCTCGGGGCCCAGGCGGCGGCCCGCCACCGCCGAAGTCTCCTTGGCTCGGCTGGCTCGGTGGTACTGGTGACGACTGGAACCGGTGGGAGGCGTCGCGGGGAGATTCGCCGCCGCCGGGCTGGGGTAAGGGCGGTAAAAAGGGCGACGAGGGCGAGGGCGGTGGCCTCGGTGGGGGCCGGTTTGGCCCCGCGGGAATGATGCTGATGGGCGGCCTGGTGTCCGGCGCCGCGTCGCTGATTTCCGGCATGGTCGGCCTGGAGGCGATGAAGGAAACCATCAAGAATGTGCCCGGGCTGGCACTGGAGACGAAGTTGGCGATGGGTCAACTGAGTAGGGGCATTTACGAGTCCGGGGAGCGGGCGGTCGAATCCGGGAATAACGCGGAAACGATGGGTCGATTGTTCAACCAGCTGGGTAATGCGCTGCGCCCGCTGGGTGCGGAAGTCGGCACGGTGGGCGCGGACGTTTTGCCGTCCGGGTTGCGTGCGCTGACCGAGTTGTCGCAGCAAGCCACGTCGACTCTACATAATCTGGCGCCGCTCCTTCCTAGCGCGGTGACTGATCTGGGAGAAGTGGGTAGTTCCTTACTAAGAGGTTTTGGGTCGCCCGCGTCGGTTGCGGGCCAGGCAAATGTGATCCGGGCGTTCGGGCAGCCAGGCACGCAGGCCGGTATCTCCGATGTGGTTGCGGGCGTGGTGAACGCCGGTGCGCCGCTGGCCGCCGCTGTCGGGGATATCGCCAATACGTTGGGGGATGTGCTGGGTGATAAGCCGGGCACCTCCGACAAGATCGCCGGAGCATTGACCTCAGCGGGTGCCGGGGCCTTTGCTGGGTACAAGCTCGGCGGTAAGGGCGGCGGTCTAGCCGGTGCCGGCATCGGGGCGTTGACGGACTATCAGCAGGCCGAGGGACAGGACACTACCGCCGGATTGATGACCGCCCTGGGTGGCATGGGGGTGGCGAAGGGCCTGGGGGTAACCAGCAAAGGGAAGATGGGGGCCGTCGGGCTCGGTCTTGACGCCGCCACGAGCCTGATTCCGGATAAGGATGTACGGGGCGCCGTCCAGAGCGTTATCCAGGATGCGGGTGCGGGCGGTGCGGTAGCAGGTCTTCCGGGACTCGGGGCTGGTGCCCTTGCGGGGGTGGCGGAGAGCACACTTCCCTCATACGGGGAGTCGTTGCAAACCCCTGGCGTGACGACCCCGATGGGGATCGGCGCGCAAGGGATGCCGACGGATGCGTTTGATAAGACCCCGCCTTCGAAGGGTGGTCCGACGGGTCCGCCTGCTCCGAAGGGTCCGAAGGCATTGCCGATCCCGGATGTGGATAAGGGGGTGCTGGAGGCTCCGGGTGGGACGGTTGCTACCCCTCAGGGGCTGTTCCGGGGGCGGAAGGGCGAGGGCGGTTCGGTAGCGTACGAGAACCAGTTCACCGGCGGCGGCTCCTCCACGTATGAGTCCACTCCGGGTGGGATCAGCCGGTTGCATGAGGTCACTCCGGGGATGGGTGGCGGCTACTCCGATTTGACCACCACCCAGCTCCCGTCGGGTGACCAGTACATCACTGGTGGCACGTATGGCGCGCAGGGCGGCTTCACTCCGGGGAACCAGTTCATCCCTCACGAGGACCCTCAGGCCGCGCCGTTGCCTTTGACGCAGCAGCAGTCCCTCTGGAAGCAGGCGCAGAAGGAGGCGCGGAAGGACGAGGGCCTGGCGCCGCTGAAAGGTGGCGGGGGCGGCAAGGGGCAGCAGCCGTTGTTGGTGCAGAACCCGGATGGTACCTACACGATACCGAAGGGGTGGACGACCTCCGGTGGCGGCGGCGGTAGCGGTTTGGGTCAGATGGGTGCCGGTGGTTCCGCGATCATCATGGGTGCTGGCCCTGGTTTGCGTCCGCCCGAGCAAATGGGCCAAGGGAGGCCCAGCGACGTCGGGAGTGCCGGCGGTGGCGGCTTCGTCGGGGGGACACCGTTTGGAACACCGCCGGTAGGTGCGCCACCGCCGCAAGAGGACCCGGACAAGCTGATTAGCCCCCACCACGTATTCGCTCAGGACAGAGAGCCGAATCAAACCCACCAGTTTGACCGCAGCATGATTTCGTATGGCCCACTGGCTGATGTGACCGGCTGGCACACCTTCGACCCCAACGAGTTCGGGACACCCGAGGTTGATCCCGTCACGGGTAGGGTGACCGAGGGGTACTTCGGGGACAAGAAGGAGTGGGACTCACAGCGGTCGTGGATGGATGCCCATAAGGATTGGGTCGAGGCGAATAGGGATTCAAAGACCCCACCTTCGATGCCTCAGGGACCGCAAGGGCCTCAGGGTTTAGGCCCTGGTTCCGGGGTGCGAGGAGTACCTGACCTCGGTCAGGCCGCGGCGCGCACAACTCCGCAGGTGCAGGACTTAACCTCAGCGGTGGGCACCGCGAACACCGGGCTGGGCCGAATGTCGCAGAACGCCGCGGCGGTGACGACGGGCGTGCAGGCGGCGGCTCAAGCGCAGCAGCAGCAGCAGACGCAGCAAGAGCAAGCTACGCAGGGGCACGCCGCTCTGAATTCCGCGGTCAACCAGACGCAAAGCACGGCACAGCAGGCGGCGAGCACAATCGGTGATATGGGTGCTGGCGCTGGCGCGGCGGCGACCAGTTTTGGATCCGCGGCGGCGCAGGCAGCTCAAGCGGCGAGTATGGGAGCGGCCACGGCGGCGAGTTTGAGTGGCGGCGCGGGCGCGGCGGCGGCGAGTTTGGGAATGGCGGCCGCGGCGCAGGGTGCGAGTGCGGCGGGTGGTGCCGCGCAGGCGAGTTCGTACGCCGGTGGTTTGAGTTCCGGTAAGGGTGAGGCGGCGGCGGCTGGTAAAGGTGTTGCTGACGCCGGGAAGGGCGGCGCCGAGGACGGCCAGGATTCGCATTCCCCGGCGCGGGAGTTCATGAAGCTCGGCGTGTTCGCCGGTCAGGGTTACGCCCTTGGTATGGAACAGAGTAGGGGTGTCGTGTCGTCGTCGGCGCGGTCGTTGGGTGCTGGGGCGGTGAATACCGCCGCTGACGCCGCGGCTGCAGCGCAGACGACATACAACACTGCTTTGGCGGGCGGGTTCGGTGCTGGCATTACGGCCGCGTCGAATGGTGTTACACCGATCGCGTCGAATGCTGGGTTGATGCTCGGGTATGTGTGGGCGAAGAACGTAGCCACCGGCGCGATGAGTGTGCTGGAGTCGTCCCAGTTCTCCCAGCTGACCATGCCGAAGCTGGGTTCCCAACAGGCCATGACCGCGCTGGGGGCGTTGGGGTTGTTGCCGCCCGCCGGTTCCGGTGCCGAGTACTACAACATTAGTGCGGGCAGTGCCGGCATGGTAACCATAAAACCAGAGGTGAACGCCACGATCAACGTGATGGTGGACGGGGCTCCGATGCGGGTCATCGCGCAGAACGTGGTTGACGCGTCGATGACCAATCTGGCGGATTTGGTCCCCGCGCAACGCGGCTAGTTCACGGCGGTTTACCGCTAACTACATAGAGTGTGGGGTGGCGTGTGCCTCTGACCACCGTGACCTACCAGCCGAGCGCCAGCCCTCAGTTGGGGTCGTGGTCGGCGGTCGGTGCGGCCACCGCGTGGCAGGCCGTTTCGGACGGCTCCAACGCCACGTATGTGTCGTTGCCGGGCGGTATTTGTCGGCTTGATTCGCAGGTAGTTCGGCTGGGGTTTCCGGTTCCGTCGCTGCCCGCCGGGGCGCAGGTGTACTCGGTCGGTTTGCGGCGGACCGTCCAGGCCATCGTTCCGCCTCCTACTCCGGTGGTGTGCTACCACTGGTTCCGGTGCGCGTCCGGTTCGGTCCTGGTAGGTGGACAAGCGCTGGAGGTATCGAAGACCTTCTTCAGTTCGCCGCTTCCGACCAATCCGGTGGCGGGCCAGTGGGTGACCGTCACCGACTATACGTCCACCACTGGACCGGACGGGAAGCCGTGGACCACCGCGACCGGCGGTAACCTGGCGAGCTTCTTCGTTGAGATGGGCCGGGGCGATATTTACTCGGGCGCGAACATTTACGTGTCCGAGGTGTACCTGGATGTCACCTACCAGCAGCAGTCGTCGGTTACGGTAACCGCCCCCACGGGCTCGGTCAGTACTACTCAGCCGACGATCACATGGACGTACTCGTCGGCGGATTCGCTGCCGCAGCAGAGCTACCAGGTCGCGGTGTACACCCAGGCTCAGACCTCCGCCCCCGGTTTCACCCCGTTCGTTACCACGCCGATCGATGGCACCGGCGGGTACGTCATTGGTGGGGCGTTGCAGTGGACGATGAACATCGATCTGACGAATGGGGTGTACGCCGCGTACGTGCAGGTCCAGTCGCAGTGGGCTGGTCCGGGAACGTTCGTGTCCACTATTGGTTCAACTACCTGGACGCGTTCGGCGTCCGGTCCGCCGGCCGACGCGGTGTTGTCGTCGGCGGCGTTCGATGTGCAGAACAATCGGGTCGCGCTCACCTTCGCGCCGGGTGGCGCTTCGCCGGCCACGGTGTCGTTCACGGTGTATGCGTCGAGGGACGGTGGCCAGTCCTGGAACCCCATCCCCAGTTTGACATATGTGCCGGCGCAGGGCATGAGCGCGATTACTCGTTATGACTATGTCGCGGCCCTGAATATCATTTCGCAGTACTATGTGATCGCTTACGGGGGTGGCCCGCTCCAAGCGTCGAGCAACCCGTCCAACATCGTGTCGGTGACTCCGACGGGTAATCAGCCGTGGCTCAAGAACCCGCTGAATCCGCTGCAGAACACCGTGTTGCCGATCGCGGCCCCCAAGCGCAGCGAAGACGGTATCAAGGTCACGAAACGTCGGATGCAGGGGACATTCCAGTTGCTCGGCGGCGCCGGTTCGCAGGTTCTGCCGTTTATCGTCTCCGGCCCCACCTACGGGAACGAGTACGAACTGGAACTCATCTTCATCGCGGGTGATCCGAATACCCCGATGACGCTGTGGGCGCCGGTGGATGAACTGGACCGGACCGGTGGAACATTGTTGTTTCAGTTGCCGGATGGTACGCAGCTGTGGGTGGTGACCGGTCCGGGTGCCAGCGGTCAGGAAACCCAGGAGCTGTACAACAGCATCGCGGGCGATCCGACGACCACGTTATTTCGGCGTCGCAAGCTCACTTTTACTCAGGTAGACCCGCCAGCGTATTTTTGATGGCACTGTGTAAGGAGCTGGTCCCGTGCGTGGTGTTTCGTCGGCGTTCACAACGACATACCTCAAAAGTCACACGGCTATTGTGTCGGCGGACGCTATTCAGAACGGTAATGTCGTAGCCAACCTAGATGCGAATGTGGTTGCCGGGTCGGTGACCGCTGACCGGCTGGCGGCCCAAATGCGTACGGCCCAGTTTGAGGTTGTAGACCGTGATGGCACTCTCACGCCGACGGGTATGACTTCCCTGCTGGCGCCCTTCGGTACGCGTATACAGCTCTACCGGGGGCTGCGTATCAGGAATGTCGAGGTGCGTAGCGCGGTTTACGGAGCGGGTGGAACGAATACCTGGACGCCGCTGACCTCGACGGGCGTCATGAACGGAGTGAAGATCGATGCTTATGGCAGTCTTGTGCTTGGTCCGTAATGGGGGCTGACCAGTGACTGTGTACGTAGTTAGTACAGGATTAAACACTAGTGCTGGTTCATTAACACTTACTCCTGTCTCATATGATGTCAAAATTGCGCACGTCGGTTTCACTTCGAGTGATGGCGGTACGGGTTCCGGTAACATCCTGCAATGTAGTACGCATTTAGTGGGAGGAACCAGCGGGGGTACTGCTGTCACACCACTGCCTATGCGCCAAGGTGCCCTCGCTGCGACCGCTACGTCCAAATATGGCACTACCTGGACTTCGATTGTGTCCACGCTGGGTGTCGTTACTGGCTCCGGTCCGTCTTTTAGTTACACCAACGGTACCACCAACTTTTATTCAACTACGGTCAGTGGCACGTTTCAACCAACCTTTGATCTGATCCTCTCGCCTGGCTCCACCTTGTGGACGTCGGTGGGGGGCAATGGTGGCGTCTACTTGTTCATCTATTTCGAAGAACTTCGGTTCTCTTGGCCGTACTAATCGGGCAGGACTGACTATATGACGGCGTATGTAGCTAATACCGGCGTGAGCAGCAGTGGCTCATTAACCGTTACTCCCGTCTCGTCCGAAATTCGGATTGCTCAAGTCTCTTTTAATTCGGCCGATGGCGGTACGGGTTCCGGTAACACCATACAATGTAGTACATACTTAGTGGGAGGAACCAGCGGGGGTACTGCTGTCACACCACTGCCTATGCGCCAAGGTGCTCCCGCCGCGACTGCTACGTCCAAATCGGGTGCTACCTGGACTTCGATCACTAACGTCTTGAGCGTTGTTACTGGATCCGGCCCGACACTTACGTATACAGACGGTACCACTGGGTATTATACGACTACGGTAAGTGGCGCCTGGCAGCCACCGTTCGATCTTATCATATCCCCCGGTACCACATTGTATGCGCAAGCGAATGGTAACAGCGGAGTCTTCCTGTTCATTCATTTCGAAGAACTGCGGCTTTCTTGGCCCTACTAGTTACTGCGCCTGTGCGTTCGCACGCTGGAGGGGCCAATGGGTAACGTTGTTTTTGATTTCGCAAAAGGGCGATGGATTGACAAGTGCGCCCTGCCGGTGGGTGGCGACACGATTATTGTGGTGCTTCTCCAGTCAAGCGGTCTACAGGCTGACGCCACATTAGTCACGTACCAGTACCTGTCCCAGCTGACCGCCGCTGGCAACCTCGAAGCTACCTTTACGAACTATACGCGGTCGTCCATTACTGGCGTTGGCATCACCATCACTGTGAACACCGGTACTAACGTGACCTCGGTCAGCATTCCCAGCCAGGTATGGAATTCGGCGGGCGGTGCCACCAACAATGCGCTGGGTGCGTTGCTTACCTGCTATAAGCCCTCGTCGGGTAGCCCAGACTCCGCCATCCAACTGTTGACGAAGCATGACTTTGTGGCCTCCACCACGGGCGGCAACTTGACCGCTACCATTACGACGATCGCTACGGCGACATAAATGGCCGCTGATCTGCAATTCTTCGATATGAGCATCGTAGTAACGCCGCCCAACGGGCACAAGGAGCCGTTGCCGATCACGTTGGGGCCGAACTGGCAGCCGAATGATTATCGGCTGGTGTTCGCGTCCGGGTCCGGGTCGGAACAGCAGACCGGCGTGGGTGTGACCGCGACCGAGATGGTGATGACTAGCGACCCGCCCGCCGCGTTCACCACCGCTTACGCGCTGAACGCTGGAAAGGAAACCCATGGTGTCTATTACCGCCAATTGGTGACCGGTGACAACGATCAGTTTGTTACATGGAAGAAGCCGTCTAAGTGGCGGCATTTTATGTTCGGGCTTCTTACCGCCCGTGGGGTGAGCCCTGGGGGTACTGTCACGGCCGGAACCTTGTCGGGTTGGCGTAGTGGTGCGAATGGGGTCAGCTACACCATCGCCGATACAACCACGTCCGCGACGGTGAATTCGGTGACGGTTCCTGGCGCGGGAACGATGGTGTTCTTCCTGGGCAACGTGTCCGCCCCGACCTCTACTCAGTGGCCACAATGGCCGGTGGCGATGGGTTGCCCCACCGGATGGACGAACCTGGTTGCCACTCCCAACTCGGGCGATACCTACTTCCAGTACGACGTGAACCCGAGCGCTGTTGTGGTGGCGAAAACGTACGCGAGCGCGGGTTCGACGGGGTCTGTGGTGTTTCCGGCCGGTCAGGGGTCGCCCGCGTTCGTCGGTCTGTATGTGTTCCTGGCCCATGCCCCGGATGTATCGGTGACGGTGGGAGCTGCGTAAGTATGGCTGAGACTGATACCGCGACGGTAATCACCCCGAGTGTGTCGACGGCGGTTACCTACGCTATCCAGCCAGCGTCCGAGACGTCCGTCGCGGGTCAGGTCTTCAACTCGCTGCTCGGGTACTGGATTTCGGACCCGCTTGTGCTGTCCGGCAATCCGGTGACCGGCTCGATGGTGCGCTGGGCCGTGGTTACTCCACCAGGTACGACGGCCACGGTCCAGACCTCCATCAACAACGGTGCCAGCTGGGACACGGCCACCAACAACCAGCCGATTCCGCGCCTACTGGAGGGCGACACCACCACTCGGACCGTGCTGGCGAAGATCACGATGACGCGGACGACGGCCCCCTCGCTCTTCCCGAGCACGTCGCTGTACCCGAGCACGTCGCTGTATCCGAGCGGCTCGCCGCCCTCTGTAACCCGTTTCGAGATGGACGTCTCCGCTGACGCCGATGTCGCCGAGCTTGTTCCGATCTGTATGGGCATGATTGACGATGTCACCACCCGCGCCGTGGGGGGAAGTTCCGGCTCCGGGTCATCCACCAATACCGGTGGCAGCGTCGCCGTGATCAGTCGCGGCGGTGGACAGACCGGCGGTGGCACCGTCATCAAAGTCCACGTCAACGATCTGTCGTATGCGATTAAACGCAATGTGTGGCAGCAGCCGTACACGGTACCCGGCGGGTTGCTGTACACCGATGCCATCACGGCGATCGTGCTGGATCGGTTGCCGGATCAGACCGCGTTCAACCTGTCCACCACCACTCGGGTCACCCCGCTACTGGTGTACGGCGCCAAACAGGGCGGCGATCCGTGGCAAGATATTCAGGAACTCGCCCAGGCTATCGGGTTCGAGGCGTTTTTCGACCCTACTGGCGTGTTTGTGTGCCGTCCGGTGCCCGACCCGAGTGTCGGGGAACCCGTATTTACGTTCGACGAGTCCATCGTGCCGCTGGTGGTGGAGGCACAGTTCGATTTGTCGTCCGACCAGACGTTTAACGACATTGTCGTGGTGGGCCAGTCGACGAGCTCCAAAAACCCGTTCTCCGCTGAGGCGTACGACAACGACGCGAACAGCCCTACCTATATTCGTGGACCTTATGGGCGGGTGTCTCAGCGACTTACGTTCTCGACGATTACCAGCCAGGATCAAGCGCAAGCGACCGCCTACTCCGCCCTGTACGCGTCGTTGGGCGCCGCGAACACGGTCACGCTCACCACGGTTCCTATGCCCGCGCTTGAGCCAGGCGACATCATCAAAATTGTGTGCTCGAACGTGGCGGCAAACGGCACCTACATGATTAACAGCATGACGACACCATTATCTCCGGCCGACCCGCAGACGTTGACGTGCTTCCGGCAGTCCACCAGCGGGTCGCTGGCGATAGCCAGCGGCCGTGGCGTCACCGATGGCATCGTCACCCTGGCCTCAACAACGGTTACGTCCGCCACCGCACACTTCGCCGCCGGTGATGTGGGCGCCTCGATCTACGGCGCGGGAATTCCCGTGAACACCACCATCAGTTCGGTGACCGACTCGACAACCGCGGTGATGTCGCACCTCGCCACCGCGTCCG